TTTTTGTCATTTTGCCTCTTATATGTTACAAGAATATGATTATATATTTTATGTATCTCCTGAAGGAGTAGAAATTGAAGATAATGGTGTTCGAGAAACTGATGCTGACTATAGAAAAGCAATTGATGAAGAGATTCAATTATTAATTCATAAATATAAACATAGAATTAAAAATTTAGTTGAGATTAAAGGTTCAACAGAAGAACGAATTACGGAAATCATAAATAGTATCGATCTTTGATATATTTATAACAAAAATATTTCAATGAAAACAACTGATTTAAAAAAATTTATTCGAGAAGAAATTATAGAAATTTTATCTGAAGCCACAGATGAAGATATAAAAAATCAAGAAGATCTTAATGCTGAATTAGAAAAAACAGTTGCATTAGAAAAAGAACTAACTACTGAAGCTGATCCTAATGATCAAAAAGCACAAGATGATTTAAATAAAGCTTTAGATGATACTCAAACTAAAGTAGATGCTCTTACTAAAGCATCTCAAGAATCCCCATTAGCTGAAGAAGATGAAGAACCAACAGATGCTGATCTTAAAAAATCAGATTCAATAGCTAAAATAGCTTCTAAATTATCTCAAACAGCTAAAGAAATGAAATCTGTAGTTAACCAATATAAAAAAGCAGAAGGTGCTGAAAAAGAATCATTGCTTAAACGCTTAAAAGAGTTAACTAAAATTAAAAAAGAACTTGAAGGATTACTTTAAAAATATCCAAACACTATTAATTGTAGTTTTAGTTGTGCTCCTCTTTCTACAGAGGAGCTGTTCTTCTACCCCTGTGCCCGAACCTAAGGTAATCACAGAAACCGTAACAAAATGGGATACAGTTTCAATAACCAAAACTGAATATATTCCTAAATGGAAAACTAGAATAGAAACAATACATGATACTATTCCTTCAAGTATAGACACAGTTGCTATTTTAAAAGATTATTATGCTAAATACTTCTATACTGATACAATTCAGATAGATACGTTAGGTTCTATTGTCATTAATGACACTATTACCCGTAACCTAATCTCAATGCGTGATGTACAATCCAACATTTTCATCCCAACAACTACAATTACTAATACTATTTACCTCTACAAACGTGAATTCTTTGGGGGTATTTCGGTAGGAACAACTAATCAAGCAGTACAAAATATTAATGGTGAATTATTATACATTAATAAAAAAAGAGATGCATACGGTTTTGGAATTGGACTAAACCCAGATTTTCAACCTGTATACACAGTTCGTATGTACTGGAAAATAGGTAAATAATGGGTAAACAAGATTTAAAATCAATAATAAGACAGGAATATATTAAATGTGCCCAAGATCCAGCACATTTTATGAAAAAATACTGTAATATTCAACACCCACAAAGAGGTAGAGTATTATTTAATTTATACCCTTTTCAAGAAAAAACATTACATTTACTAAGAGATAACCCATATTCAATCATTTTGAAATCTCGCCAGTTAGGTATTTCAACCTTATCAGCAGGATATTCTTTATGGTTAATGTTATTTCATAAAGATAAAAATGTACTTTGTATAGCAACCAAGCAAGAAACGGCTCGTAATATGGTTACGAAGGTAAAATTTATGTATGATAACTTACCTTCCTGGTTAAAAATATCAGCAGACGAGAACAATAAACTTTCCCTTAGACTCAGTAATGGCTCTCAAATTAAAGCTACTTCCGCAAGTTCTGATGCTGGTAGATCAGAAGCCGTTTCTTTGTTGTTGGTTGATGAGGCTGCATTTATTGAAAATATTGGTGAAATTTGGGCTTCAGCTCAGCAAACCTTGGCTACTGGTGGTGGTGCTATTGTATTATCCACTCCTTATGGTACAGGTAACTGGTTTCACAAAACATGGGTTTCAGCTGAAAATCAAGAAAATGATTTTCTACCTATTAAATTACCTTGGTTTGTACACCCGGAACGAGATGAAGAATGGAGAAAAAGACAAGATGAATTACTAGGTGATCCTAGATTAGCAGCACAGGAATGTGATTGCGATTTTAGCACCTCAGGTGATGTTGTATTTTATTCGGAATGGGTTGAATTTTTAAAAGAAACTACAATTAAAGATCCTTTAGAAAGAAGAGGGGCAGACCAAAATTTATGGGTTTGGGAAGCAGCTGATTATTCTAGAGAATACATGATTACGGCTGATGTTGCTCGCGGAGATGGAAAAGATTTTTCAACTGCTCACGTAATTGATATACAAACAAATACACAAGTAGCTGAGTATAGAGGACAAATGTCCCCTAAAGAATTTGGATATTTTTTAGTTGGTTTAGGCTCAGAATATAATAACGCAATGTTGGTTGTAGAGAATGCTTCAATTGGGTGGGCAACATTAGATTCAATTATTGAGCGTGGGTATAGAAATTTATACCATTCACCAAAATCAGATCAATTAACAGCGGAATCTTACCTTAAAGTATTTGAAGGTAACAGTGAGATGACTCCTGGGTTTACAATGTCAATGAGAACAAGACCATTGGTTGTAAATAAATTTAGAGAATATGTAGGTGACAGATCAGTAACAATTCAATCGAAACGATTACTAGAAGAAATGAAAGTATTTGTTTGGAAAAATGGTAGACCTGAAGCTCAAACTGGGTATAATGATGATTTAGTTATGGCTTTTGGTATTGCAATGTATTTAAGAGATACATCATTAAAATTCCAGCAACATTCTCATGATATGACTCGAGCTACACTTGGAAACATAAGTAAGACTACGTACATTGGTGCATATTCTTCAAATAAAAATAAGAATCCATATGAAATTGACAATCCATATGGTGGAAAAGAGGACATTAGTTGGCTTCTTTAATATTTATAAGATATAATTAGATACAAATGGCTGATACTAGATTATTTACCCGCTTACAACGTTTGTTTTCAACAGACGTAATTATCCGAAATCAAGGGGGTAATCAACTTAAAGTAATGGATGTTGATAGTATTCAACGTTCAGGAGATATAGCAACAAATTCAATTATGGATAGATATAATCGTATCTATTCTGGTGCTTCAACCTCATTATGGGGACAACAATTAAATGTAAATTATCAATACTTACGCACCATGATCTATTCAGATTATGACGTAATGGATAATGATGCTATTATTGCTTCAGCTCTAGATATTATTTCAGATGAATGTACACTTAAAAATGATATGGGTGAAGTACTTCATATTAAGTCATCTGATGAAAATATCCAAAAAATTCTATATAACTTATTTTATGATGTATTAAACATTGAGTTTAATTTATGGTCATGGATTAGACAAATGTGTAAATATGGTGATTTTTTCCTAAAAATGGAAATTGCTGAAAAATTTGGTGTTTATAATGTAATACCATTTACCGCTTACCATATTGAAAGACAAGAAAATTATAATGAAGAACACCCAAATGCAGTAAGATTTAGATATTCACCTGAAGGTATTTATGGTGGTGGTTCTGGTTATTATGGAGTTCCTAATACATTTAATAAAGATCAAGAAGATGGAGTTTATTTTGATAATTATGAAATGGCTCACTTCCGTTTATTAACAGATGTTAATTTCTTACCTTATGGTAGAGCTTATATCGAACCAGCTCGTCGTATCTTTAAACAATATACATTAATGGAAGATGCTATGTTAATTCATAGAATTTCTCGTAGCCCTGATAGACGTGTATTTAAAATTAACGTTGGTTCTATTCCACCTAATGAAGTAGAAAACTTCATGCAAAAGACCATTAGTACTATGAAACGTACTCCATTGATGGATGAAAGAACAGGTGAATATAACTTAAAATACAATATGCAAAACCTAATGGAAGATTTTTATCTTCCTGTTAGAGGTAACGATACAGCTACTTCAATTGAAAACTTAGGTGGTTTACAATATGATGGTATTGCTGATGTTGAATATTTAAGAGATAAATTATTTGCTGCCCTTAAAGTGCCTAAAGCATTTATGGGTTATGAAAAAGATTTAACAGGTAAAGCTACATTAGCCGCCGAAGATATTCGTTTTGCTCGTACAATTGACCGTATCCAACGAATTGTATTATCCGAATTATATAAAATTGCTCTAGTACACCTATACACACAAGGTTATACTGAGGAATCATTAACAAACTTTGAATTAGATTTAACTACTCCTTCAATTATCTACGATCAAGAGAAAGTAGCATTGATGAAGGAGAAAATGGATTTAGCAAGTGCTATGGTTGAATCTAAATTAGTATCCTCAGATTGGGTATATGAAAATATCTTCCACTTTAGCCAAGATCAGTACGATGAAATGAGAGATTTGATTGTACAAGATCAAAAACGTAAATTCCGTATTTCACAAATTGAAGCTGAAGGGAATGACCCAATGGAATCAGGTAAATCTTATGGTACACCCCACGATCTAGCTTCACTGTATGGTAGAGGAAGATACGAAGATAATTCTGACCCAGCTAATGTACCTGCGGGATACGATGAGAAAAAACCTTTAGGTCGTCCTGAAGAGAAAGTAAGTAATCGTAATACACAAGATAATGCTTTTGGTAAAGATAGATTAGGTGCTAAAGGTATGAAAAATGATGATAATGAATCAGATTCAATTCGCCCTCAATATAAAGGTGGTTCACCTT